CTTTGAATATCCCGTCCTAACGGGCCCCACAGGCTTCTTTTTGCATTATGAGAAAAGTCGCCAAGAAACTCGGAGACTCGGCTAAATCCTAAAGGCCGAGATCCAACTTACACGGTACCCCGCTGGTTCTCCACGGGGCTGCACTCCTTCGGAGCTGCAACCGTATAGAAGTGACACAACTGCCGTCTGTTCATCCCACCTTGCGAGGGGAATGTAGGACGCTGTGGGTACGCACACCATAAGCTCGAGGAGTCCTTCTTTGAGCCGCAGATGCCACGCACTACGATTTTCTGTGTTGAAAACCGCATCCCCAAGTGACCGGGGACCGAGGCATGACCTTACATTTGAGGGTACCAACCCACGAATGTAATTCAAGGTCTTAGCGAGGCCAGCAATATTCTCACTAATCCGCACAACTTTGTTATAAAGCGTAATCCACTCCAGAGGCGTACACGGGTCCTGTTCAAAGTGGACAGGCCGCACGTCAATGCCGCTATAGTAGTCTCCTCCGCAAGATTCCCTAAAAGGGGTAATCCCGGAGAAACTCTTGCTAGCATTTAGAGTGAATCCAAAGAAGCGGAGTGCCGTTGCAACTTGCGAAGCAACTGCGGTTGGGACAATTATGTCGTCCCCAACGCAGCTGACGTGCTCTCCCAAGTAGGTTTCGAGGGGGTCACCGTAAATCTCGCAAACTGCAAGTGCGATGCTGGTGAAGATGAGTGTTTCAAGCTCAAAAGTATAACCGTTCCCCATACTGGAGAACTTTTCTAACCTGTACCACTTGCTACCCACCTTTGTACAAGGTGAGCGGCCGGCCACAAGGAGGTCATACCAATCTTCCGGTAATAGCAACCGCACGACAGAAGTTGAAACAGTGTCACTAGCAGACGAGAGGTCCAGAGTCGAGAGAAGATTGTCGCGACTAGCCTTTTGAGCCAGCCGCATATGTTTCTCTTTCATCGTCTTGGTCAGAAGTCCAAAACGCTGTAAACGACTTTTGATGACAGCCCCGACACCCAACTGATAATAAAGGTTGAGTGTGGGTTCGACACCTATTGACCTGTCGGTGGTTCCATCCTTCGGGACGGTAGACCATCGATTCCCTTTTACCAAATCGGGAAAGGTCAACGGACTAATAGGGCCCTGCTGAAAAAGCATACCCGCCTTGGCTCGCGCCCAGGCAGTTAGTCCATAGTTGGTTAGACTATAGAGGGCAGTACTCGTTGCTTCTGGATGAACACAAAACTTGTCTGGTAACAAGCAGCGTTCCCCTTTATGGGCATACGTCGCGTGCTTTCCCATGCGCCATTCGACTTTGTTAAGGTCGGGGCACTTTCCCAACAACCAAGCCACTTTTTTTCGACTGCGTAAAATAAGTTCTTCACGCAGGCCCAAAGGATCGTTCTTTTGATCTTCGGCAAGTGGGTACTCGAGTGTAATCTCAAGCCTTCTGAGGCGTTGGTTAGCAAGGTAGCATTGCTGCTCACACTGAAGCCATTTTTCAAAGGCGACAGCGGCCGTATCTATGCCCGTGGGTAGCACCATCTTCCTAAGGAGGTCGACGGCCTGAACATCGGCATAGTACGATCTTGCATCAAGGTAAGAACACGGACTGACCCGTCGGGAGACGAGGTCACGGAACTCGTTGTTTTGTAGCTGTAAAGCGCACGATAACGATACCGGTGTCCCGATGGCTTGGAATACTTCCATAGCCACCCTCCTAAACTCGTTAGAGAGGGTCTTCATTTCACATCTCCTTTGCCCACTAAAGGGCTTCAAGTTTGCAGTTTATTGCGGCGCGAAGCCGCTCGCAAACACAGCCTGGACTAGTGTCGACGCCATTAAGTTGCCGGATTGCTTGGCAGCTTCAAGGATCGTCGCATCAGCAGACGTGGTATCTTGAGTGAAGGTGAAACTGAAGAGTTCACGGGTACGCACGGCGATAATGCCCGTGGTAGAATCCGTAAACGTTTCGGGATACGTCAATTTGCCCTCAACAATTCGAAACTGGGAATTAATCGAAGATTTACTCGCTATTTCCAGGATCGGACGATTGGCGGCAATCGTGCCAATGGCATCGACCCTCCATTTAGCAGCGATTTTGTCGCCGCCGGATGGGTTCAATGCTTTGTAGACGATGTCCGTGGTGCCATCTGCTTTTTTGATGGTAATGTCAGCCATATTTGGCATGATTGGTTCCTTTTTGAGGTTAAACCGCCAGTTTTACTAGTCGGTGTACTGACCCGCATGGTATTTAAGCGGGAGGTTTTTAACTGCAAGAGTGGCCAGTGCCGCATAAGTTGCCAAGTGCGACAAAGAGAGCTTTGGTGCGTGGATCTGAGGCCTAGGCAAATCAATGCCTAAGCTGCGTTCCATTCGCGCACCGTAGCTCTTCGTGCCATGTTGTATTCCTTGATAATTATAGAACCACAAGCCCCGCGTGCGACAAAATTTCGTCGTATACGCGTCAACAACATTGAGGCCGAACGTATCCGTCAGTGATGATAGATAAGTCCCGATCGAGCAAATGTGGTCAACAAGGAAACTCCATTTCACGAGATCCCATGCGATGGAAGGAAGGTTGATTAAACCTAACTGATTCGCTAAAAAGACATTAGGATTCTCTACCGAGACCGTACAAGCCATTTTGCAATGGATCTCATAAATCTCGTCAAAGTTATTCCAGTAGTCCGGAGCATTAAACGCCTGGTAGACTACCGTCTTTGATGCACTCGCGAAGACTTTATGCTCTGGCTGTTTTAATGCCAGTGCTTGCACAGTCGCGAGCAGATCGTTTAGCGTGGGCTCCACACCAAAGTGGAACATTAACCACAGTTCTGAGATGTCACCAATGGGCGTGTCGGCCAATGTCAGTTTCCTGTTTTTGGCGTAACGCTTCATGGTTTTTCCCAAGGTGGTGAGGGGGTGAACTAGTGCCCCTACCAGCTTCTGAGCCAACTTAACCGTCATACCGTACTGCATGATATTAACGGCGTTCATTGAGAAGCTACCGAGTTGCGCTTGTAAGCGTCCGTAAGCTTTGTAAACTAACGTCTGCATCACAGCGTCATCTCTACACCATTGTGCTTCTACATAGTATGGAACACCACTAGAAGTGGGAGGTCCCAAGGGATATGTGCCGATTGATTGGCTTTCATATCTGCTACTATTGTAGGGCAAAGGGACACGTTTCGTGCCCTCGTCAGTACAGAACCAGCGACGATTTTCAAACTCGCCGGCGATGTTGACGTACTTGGTGTATGGACCTTTCATTTCAACAACCCTCCGAGGAGCGCTGTCAGGTCTGGATTGATTTTGTCCAGATGGCCGACGGCGATGCCGATCAGAAACCAGAACATGTTAAATGCCCCTTTTGAGGGCACTGGTCTTTGCGTCGTCATCATACCTCCTTGGAGTGTCAAGACGATGGTTGTTGAAAAGGGTTAATCAAACCCAGGACGCTCCTCCCCCCTCA